CCCCAATTGCGTGGGAGCAATACCCACTCTCCACCGGGCGGTAGCCCGGACCCTTAGAAAGGGTAAGCCAAGTTAGCTAAAGGCAGTCAGCCTGGGGGTCTTTCAAACCCCAGACCTAATGCCTCTCTGCCAACGAGGATACTACCAACAGTCCATTCACCTTTCGAAAGGGTAACCAACCCTTCCGACCCCCAACGCCCACCCGTATAAACGGTATGGTCGCTAAGGGGCACAGAAGTGCACAGTGAATGGAGTAGCGCGGGCTCTAGGAATGAGACTCGACTTACATGAGCCTTATACTTCAGCCCCCTAAGCTTCATTCCCCAGAAGTACCATTGATCCACGATCCCGTAAGGTTTCGCGTACCAAGAGGGCACATCCGAGGAATGAAGGACAGCGTCACCGGCCCCAGAGGGACCGAAGAATCTCAGCTGAGCTGGGATTCTGCGCTGCAACCACCCAGCAGTTTTAGTCAGACCTATACGGGTTAAACCGTTATGGAATGAATAAACTTCTGGGAGACTCTTAAGGGACACGAGCCTATACGAAGCGAGTTCATAGCCATCCCAAGCGTTCATCCCACACGATTCACGAAAGTACGACGTTGAATACGACTTCTTCGGATTAGGAAGAAAGCCGCACTCTTGAAGTACCTCGCAAACCGGTTGGAATACGTCTCGGGTGACAATGATATCGTCCCCGTACACGGCGGCGCATATGCCGCCCTCTCTTTCAGCTACAGTGTCCGCCAACGCTTTGAAAACGAGAGTTTCCAATTCGAAGGTAAACCCATTTCCCATTGACGAGAATTTCTCGTTCAATTCCCAACGTTTAAGAGGTTCACCGTAGTAAGTGAACTTCGAACGTAGGGAGTCCATGACTTTAAACCATGTACGGGTCTTGGGGCTGTAGTTAAAGAGCATCCACACGAGGTAGCGTGCGATTGTATCGCTGGCGCTACTGAGGTCGATAGTAGCCCACTCGGAAGAAGAGCTTCCTTCCAAAGCGAGCATTCGGTTCCTCTCCTGGGTTGTAAGGTCGATCCCTGCACGCCTCGCGGCGGTACGTAAGATCTGCCCTACGCCTAGTTGTAAAAACACGTTGGCCCCAGGCTCTATGCAGATAGACCTGTCGATCAGTGCCGTTTTCGGCACGGTAGTCCACTCGTTCCCTCTATATATCCCTCCAAAAGGGGTGTAAGCCCCTTCGGGTTGATACGGATTCGCCAACCAGCGAGCCCAGAGGTGATAGCGTTCCATAAGACACGCTACGAACGGTGCGGCACCACGCGTGAACCTAAGCTCACTGTGGTATTTGTGGTACGGACCAATGAAGGGACGTTTTACCAAAACGTCTGAACCTGGTCCCCAGCGACTTGCGTCGAGGTGTTTCCCTAAGTTATAATCAGGGAGCCAACTATGAATTTTAGCTGAGGCCATCGAAATGATAGCCTTCAGCCGGGGGTTCTCCCCGCCATAGTCGACTTTGATTAAACGTCGGTTAGCCTCTAAGCAAGTGCGTTCAGCCTCTTGTGCCTTTTGAAGGGCACTGGAACGTCGGACACTAGCTGGAATACCGACCCATCCGGAATATTTCCGGAGAAGTTCGGTAGCCATGAACGCCCGTCTGGCGGCATCGATGGTATTGTAATCCATCGGGTTGAAGGCCAGCGATGACAATTGCTTGACATCGCCAGCTCTCAACAGAATCGCGCAGGTTAGACTACGAGGACAAGAAATCTCCTCGTATGCTCTCAAGCACGACTCTACCACCAGACTATCAGGGGGGGTAAAACCTCTGATCGAAGCTTGAAGATCAACTTTCCGTGTCATCTCAGCTCCTCGTGGTTCGCACCAGAGAAGACGAAGAGGACACCAGGACAGATGTTCCAAGTAAAGCGTAAGCATCGACGCTTAAGATAAGCCTCGCAGACTTCACGGAGAACTAATGCCTCGTTCGGTGTAAGGGCCTCGCGGCCCCGCACCGTTCGCACATCATTTCCCGTGACTCGCGAGAGCTCGTCAAGAGCGTCGGTAAGCGAACGCAGATATCGGATATCTGCCTGATGATAGAAAGCGGGTGATCCCATTTGGGTAACTCCTTTAAGAAAGTTGACTCAAGATCTTCAAATTAGGCTGTAAGACCTCAGGTGAAGAAACTCTTGAGCACGTACCCGAGCTTCTGCTCGGTGACACAGAAAGCTATTAACGCAACTAAAAACCACAGGATTCGATCCTGGGAGTTAGGTTGGCGTTGCATAGCTAAGAGCCGTGTCAACAAGCTGAGAGTTCAGCGTGAAGTTCCGGAGGAAGGCCAAGCCATCCTTCACAGGGGCTTGAGCAGCACGACCATTTCGAACGACCTTAAACCATACGACGGTGTCGTAGGCGTGGGTCGGTTGAGGGTTAATGCCGCTCGATGTGTTGTTGCTCAGCGTTTCGAGAGTTGGCACGGTGATCATCCCCGAAATCGTCAACGACTGGTCGCCAGCTTTCGCTGACTTCCGGCCGTTACGAAGAGGGAGACGAACATCCATGTCAATCCTATTCGCGCCGAGTTCCAAACCATCATTGACGCTGAAATCGCGCCAAACCCAGCGAAGACGCCCATCCGGGAGGATGAGGCCTGCTTGGTTAGCCGTGAAGGTGTGGTTGACGGGAGTCGACTGGCCATCGGCCAGTGTCATGTTGGCAAAAGAAGCCATTTTGATGTTCCTTAAGAACGAGGTTGGAGAAACGCATAGCGCAAGATTACTAAAGCGCTAGCGAGCTGGCCGTTATGGAGGTCGAACGGGTTCGATATCTTTGCACGCAAAGGTACCGAGGTTGGGAGGGTAGGCTGAGTTTGACGTTTGCACCAAGTTAAATTGATGTATTCGTCGCCCAGGGTCTCGCTGGCCTGCGCAGTTGGAGCCCCGTTAGGGGTCTTCCACTGTTTAGTCAGCGACCTATCCATCCGAGTCGTGGACCGTGAAGATTTTATCCCACGGACCACTCCCCACTGTTGGAATTCGAACAAGCTTTCCATCACTTGTCCGACGTTCACAACGTAGTCAACGAGCCACGAAAGAGGAGCCAACTCCCATGCTAATGTCCACGGGTCAGAAAACCCGAGTTCATCCATGGTTGAAGGATTCCTCGCCCAAGCAGGGGTCAACTCATACGAAACGCGGACGTGGCTCATAAAACGAGCTGTGTCTTTGTAACGATAAGAATTCCCCGTGCCGTAGTTCACACTACTGACTCCCCGGTAGCGATGTGCGCGAGAAACTTCCTGTACAGGAAAATAACCGCGCACACGCTTCTCTGCTAGGTACTTCGCAGCAGAGTCGATGTCACCAAGGACTGGTTTCCAACCAAAGTTGAATTCCATCCACGCAGACGATGCCTCGTCTACCCAAGAATCCCGCCGCGCCCTCTTTTTGAGGTTGCGGAAGTTTTCCTGGTGGCGAACAGGTACTTGGTCTTTCCCTCGAAGCTGACGCCAAGCTTCCGTTATCTTGCCCTTGCGAAAGGACTTATAACTAGAAGCCAAACGTTTCGCGGCCCCTGCGATGAGGCCGGAAGTCTCACGCGCTTCACCTAACGTTACCGCTAGGTTCCACTGCGTTCGAGCTTCCTTCAAGGATGAGAGTAGCTTAGCTTGAGCGATGGCATCTGCCTCGCCCAGCGCTGAACTATTCTCATTAAAGGAGGTGTATAACCACGGGTGGGCAAAACCGGTGTAAGAACTCGAGTAAACTACGCTCGAATTCGGAATCGGATTGCCATAATCGTTGTAACCCCATGTCGTGTACCAGCTTTTGCCGGACCTGACGTGGGGACCTCCAAACGCCTTCCTTTTTGTGTACGCAAAGTTAGTCCAAGGCCTCAGCTTTTTATTGTTCGAACTTGGGCTTGGTTTGCTCAAGTTATCCCGATAAATCGCACGAGTAACCATTTGGTCGACACTATACGTACATCCGCTAGGATTACAAGTACGAATCCAGTTGGGATACTGTTTCGTAACTATGATATCTTTTGCGGAAAGTCTTTTGGACTTCTTAACCCTCTTAGGTTTATTACGCCTAAGAGCCCGAAGCCTAAGCCGTTCTCGTTTCGCAACGAGTTTGGCGTGTCGAGACTTATAGACTTTCTCTCTCCAGAGTTTGTCTTTAAGTTTTCGACGGGCGAGGGAGGGGCTAATTAGAGGAGAGCGATTCATGGGTATGTTAGTCCTAACGGTTAAGGATTAGATAACCCATGACTACAGCATCAACAGACAAACAGAGACCGCAAGCGGCTCTACTGTTGATAGAGCACATCGTACCGATGTGCTGGCCAAGGGCCAAGGGGGCGCGCCAAGAGGCGCC